CGAAGGATAAGAAAGGTAACTGTCCTCCGCCACCAAAGTCTGAAAAACCTACTCCAAAGAAAGTAGAGAAGAAAGACGAGAAGAAAGTAGAACCAGCGAAGAAATAAATCTTCCTAAATAATATTACACTGTGGGTTGTTAGATCCCAATAAAACTAACATTACACATAACACACAAAGGAGTTAAAATATGAGTAATATGACCCCGTTCGAGATTCGCCTTGAACTACTAAAAATGGCGAAAGACATGCTTAACGATGACTACTACGGTAAGCGTGAAGTAATTAGCAATAGTTGGCATGCCCAATTAGAAATTGCTAAAATCAATGGTGGCGAGTTACCTGTTCATCCAGGATTTCCAGCCTACCCATCCGAAACAGATATGATTGCAAAGGCTCAGACCCTAAATGGTTTTGTTTCAAACATCCCACTAGATACAAAGACTAATAGCAAAAAGTCCACCTGATAGGGAATTGGACAGGTGTTCGCGCACCTGTCTTCTTTTAAAAGGAGATCAATATGCGTACATATCGTATATACATACCATTAATATTATTAATACTAAGTGCAATATTATTAACAAAGAATGTGTTTTCTGATGCAATATTACTTGATGTAAGTTATAATCAATTGACTAAAGAAACTCAAACACAAGTTGATTGTTTAGCAGAAAATATTTACCATGAAGCAGGTTTTGAACCCAATGATGGCAAAGTAGCGGTCGCTCTTGTCACACTTAATAGGATGCAAGATCCTAGATTCCCAAAAGATATATGCGGAGTAGTTAAACAAAGAACTGCTTCAGTATGCCAATTCTCTTGGTTTTGTCATAAAGTCTCTATAAAAAATAAAGATGCATATGAGCAAGCAAAAGAAGTAGCAGTTTATGTCTATGCAAATTATGAAAATTTGAAAGACATAACAAAAGGTGCGTTATACTATCACGCAGATTATGTTAGCCCACGATGGAAACTCGAAAAGACTACTGTAATAGGTAGACATATTTTTTATAAAGAAAGCGGTAAATACTATGATGACAAAAATGAATCTGCAACTGAAGGAAGAACAAACAAAGCATTCTTTTATGCTGCTGATGGAGGAGATTACTCTTACCAGCGTTAAAACTGCTGTTGAGTGGATTTTCGAAGCGAACTTTGCTGAAGAACGACCAGAGTTACTTAATCTTATTATTACAAGTCCAGGTGGAGATTTAAATGCAGCCTTTGCGTTAATTGATGCCATGAAAGGGTCTGCTATTCCAATTCGTACAATTGGTCTTGGCCAAGTAGCATCAGCTGGACTTATGATTTTTATTGCTGGTCACAAAGGTCATCGTTTATTGACTCCAAATACTTCAATCCTTAGCCATCAATACTCATGGGGTGCATTTGGTAAAGAACATGAATTATTCGCCACTGTTAAAGAATTTGATTTAACAACTAAGAAAATGATTGCTCACTATAAAAAATGTAGTGGTTTGTCTGAAGCAAAAATTAGAGAGGTTCTGTTGCCACCTCAAGATATTTGGTTAAGCGCAACCGAAGCAAAAAAATTAGGATTATGCGATGATGTCAAAGAACTTTCTTAATTACTTAAAATTTTCTGGTGTATGGATTAGTTTTGCAATTAATCCATATCACTGGAGATTAGCATATAAATTTGAAACACCAAACGATACAGATCCAGCAATGTATCAATTAAGCATTACAATTGGTCCACTATCTGTGCGTGCAATTGTGGATGATGGAACATGGTAACCAAATACAAGGAGATTATGATGGGAAATGAAAAGGTTTTTATTATTGCAGTATTAATCGGAATTCTCTCGTTGATTGGATCTATTGCATATACTAAAAATGCAGAACTAAAGTCAATGGAGAGAAATATTGAATCTGCAATTGTTAAGGGAATTGACCCTCTTGCAGTTCGTTGCGCCTATGGTGATTCTACGTGGATTTGCATGCAATACGCTTCTACCCACGGAATTGAGGCAAAAACCTCCAAAAAATAGTCAAAAATCGCTTTACTTTAATGTCAATTTAGGGTATAATAGTTACTGAGATTAACCCTTTGAGATATATTATGCAAATGATATTTACAGCACCAGCAAAGTCTAAAAAGAAAAAACCCAACGCAAAACAACGTGAGTTGAATGAGAGTTGGGAAAAGATGTTGAAGAAGTATGAGACAAAGATTTCAAATGTTGCAACTAAACCTGAGAAACTCAGTCAATCATACTCGCTTGGGAAACCTGCTTGTCGTGAGACACCTAAGATTCCGAGTCTTCCCTTTACTGGTGCGCCTTGTTATAAGAAACCCAATCCTGTTTATACTGGCACTGCCATTAAGGGTATTGGCACTATGCACAAGTCAAATGCAGTTCCAGTCTTTTCTGATCAAGAAGCAAAAGATATTGCAACTATGCGAAGAAATTGATTTGACTTTTATTAAAAACTAAGGTATAATTACATTATGGATTACAAAACCAAACGCCACGAACTTCTAGTTCAGAAGATGAAACTAGATAAGTTCTTTACCATGTATCTAGACAAGTTTGATACACAGATGGACTCTGAAAGACCAAACACCCCTGTTTGGAAACTCTTTAAGCAGAAGTCTGCTGAATATACTAAACTATGTCAGGAAATTCGTAATGTTGAATATTGGATCAAGAAAAGTGTTTAAATCATCAAATGATTTTTCTATGCACATTGAACAAATTGTGCGCGATAAAAAGATATCTTACATGGATGCGGTTCTTCAATATTGCAAAGAAAACTTTATTGAACCTCAAGATGTTGCCAAACTTGTGAATAAGTCGCTCAAGGATAAACTTGAAGTAAACTTTCAAGACGAAAACTATTTACCAAAGCGTGCGAAACTGGATGTTTGATTGTGGACGGATTTAAAGCATATCGCTATTACCTCGCCTTAAAATTACACTTTACCTCTGAAAAATTTAACGTCTTCGAAAACCGAGGAAATGTCAAAGGATCACGTGAAGCGTTTGAAGCGAGAAATGATAGATATATTTTTGAGAAGCTGGCAAGGAAGATTGGTAACGATCGTGATATCATTCAGTTCTTTGTTGCAAATTTTGCTTATGGTAATGAGTCTGCAATTTATGCAGGACAAGAAGCCGATGATAATCTAGCTGAATGGAATAAAAGAAAACAGAGTATTACTAAGATTTTTATTGATGATCTAGCGTCTTTATTGACGTATGTTGAGATAAATAAACTACCAACTTCTAGTATCTTTGATTTTAATTTTAATGAGTATCCAGCTGCATTAAAGTTGTTTCTTGGTAATAAAATTTCAATTGAAACTCTTGTAATTATAAATGAACTTGATCATATCGTTGAACACTGGCTTGATAACCCTACTGTTCAGCATATATGGAGCAATGAGTTATTGCGAATTAAGAAGTTGACTGGATTCGTTAAATACGATAAAGAAAAACTACGTAAGATATTTACACATTTTGTTGAAGAGTTAGATTAAAATGGGTCGCACTTATTATAAATCATCAAAGAGTTATGATGATTCTGATTTTGGTAATCGTTCAGGGAAACCTGCCAAACATTCTAATGGTAAAAAAACTGGCGGAATGAGAACGATAAATAACTATGTTGAAGAAGATTATGATTTGAATGACGAAGACTTTAATGATGAAGTTGAGTTAGATGATGAAGTTTCAATACAACATAATACTAATACAAAGTAATATTTTTAATACAAAGGAAAAATACGATGGATATCCAAACACTCCGTAAAATGCGCAATCAAGACTTCAGCAAAATCGCTGGAGAATTTGATAAAATCTCTAACCCACAAAGTGGCGAAAAGAAGTCTTATGACGACAATCGCTTCTGGCGTCTAGAGGGCGATAAAGCTGGCAACGGAACAGCTACTCTCCGATTCCTACCACGTGTTGAAGGTGATGAACTCCCATGGGTTCGCATGTTTAACCACGGATTCCAAGGACCAACTGGAAAATGGTATATCGAAAACTCCCTAACAACTCTTGGTGAAAATGATCCAGTCGGTGAATTGAACACTATGCTTTGGAACTCAGGTTCTGATGCTAACAAAGAGATCGCTCGTAAACAAAAGCGTAAGTTGTCTTTTACTGCCAACGTACTCATTGTGTCTGACCCAAAGCACCCTGAGAATGAAGGTAAAGTATTCTTGTTTAAGTTCGGCAAGAAAATCTTTGATAAGATTATGGACAAGGCTCGTCCAACCTTTGA